GGCGCCGTGTGGCCGGTGCCGGAATCGGAGATCACCGTCAAGCCGTTCGAGATCCCGGTCTTCTGGCCGCGCTGCTACGCCATGGACGTGGGCTGGAACCGCACGGCCGCCCTGTGGGCCGCCTGGGACCGCAGCACCGACTGCGTCTATTTCTACACCGAGCACTACCGCGGCAAGGCCGAGCCCTCGGTGCACGCGGCGGCGGTGCGGGCGCGCGGCGAATGGATTCCCGGCGTCATCGACCCTGGGGCGCGCGGGCGCGGCCAGAAGGACGGCAGTCAACTGCTGCAGGATTACATCGACCTCGGCCTCGTGCTCTCGCCGGCGATCAACGCCGTCGAGGCCGGCGTGCATCGCGTATGGGAACGGCTGTCCACCGGCCGCCTCAAGGTCTTCTCGACCATGCAGAACTGGCTCGCCGAATACCGCCTGTACCGGCGCGAAGAGGATGGCGATATCGTCAAGGAGTTCGACCACCTGATGGACTGCACCCGCTACCTGATCATCAGCGGCCTGCGCGTCGCCGCCGTCGAGCCGCCCAAGGCGCGCGGTAGCGGCGCGCCGGAAATCGCCGATTCGAGGGCGGGCTACTGATGGCCTTCAACCCGAACGAAACGGCCAGGGTTGTCGGCCGGCCGGACCCCGAGCCCGCGCCACCCGTGAGAAGCGAGGCGATGACGCCAGAGGACGACGAGCGCCGGCGCGCGAAGATGAAGGACCGGCTCATGCAGATCGTCGGGCGGCTCGAGAAGCTGGCCGAGGAGCAGGTCACCAAGAAGGTCCAGATCGAGGATCGCTGGTACGAAGACCTCCGCCAGTATTACGGCCGTTACGACGCGGCCACGGAAGCGAAGCTCGCCAATCCGCAGAACAGGAAATCGCGCCTCTTCGCCAACCTGACCAAGCCGAAGACCCACGCCTGGCAGGCGCGGCTTTCGGACATGCTCTTCCCCACCGATGACAAGAACTGGGGAATCAAGCCGACCGCGGTGCCCGAGCTCGCCGTGACGGCCGAGCGCCCCACCGATGACGCGGACGCCGAGAAGGCCCGCGCCGTCATGAACGAGGCCAAGACGCGCTGCGCCGCGATGGACAAGGAGCTCGAGGACCAGCTCCGCGAGTGTCGCTACAACATCCACGCCCGCGACGTGATCGACGACGCCGCCAAGATCGGCACCGGCATCATGAAGGGCCCGATCGTCGCCGGGAAGGCGCGCCGCGGCTGGGCCGCCGTCACCGACGCCGCGACCGCGGCCGTCAACTACATGATGCGCGAGCACACGGACCCGCGGCCGCGCTTCGTCCGCACCGATCCGTGGAACTACTTCCCCGACATGTCGGCGCGCACACCCGAAGAGAAGGAGTTCGAGTTCGAACGACACCTGAAGAACAAGAAGGAACTGCGCCGCCTCGCCCGCGAGCCGGGCTTCGACCAGGACGCCATCCGCGACCTGTTGCGGGACGGGCCGAAAGAGCTCCTTCCGAACTACGTGAACCGTCTCCGCGAGATCATGAACCAGGCGCAGGGCTCGCTCGAGAACCGCTACCAGATCTGGGAGTACCAGGGGCCCCTCGAGGCGGAGGACATCGAGGTCATCTGCACGTGTCGGAACGACGAGCAGTTCCTCGATGACTTCGGCATCGATCCGCTCACCGAGCTCAACGTCATCGTGTGGTTCTGCCAGGGCCGAATCCTGAAATTCGGGCCGCACCCGCTCGAGAGCGGGGACAGCCTCTACAGCGTCTTCCCGTTCGAGAAGGACGATACCAGCCTCTTCGGCCTCGGCGTTCCCTACATCATGCGCAACAGCCAGGCGGCGGTGAACGCCGCGTGGCGCATGATGATGGACAACGCCGGCCTTTCGGTCGGCCCGCAGGTGGTCATCGACAAGAACCAGGTGACGCCGGAGAACGGCAGCTACGACCTCACGCCCCTCAAGGTGTGGCTCAAGACCGGCGGGCAGACGCCCCGCCAGAACCCGCCCTGCGAGATCTTCAACGTCCCCAATAACCAGGCCGAGCTCCTGAACATCATCAGTCTCGCGCGCCAGTTCATCGACGAGGAAACCCAGGTGCCGCTGCTCGCGCAGGGCGAGGCCGGGGCCCGCGCCGCGCGGCCGCAGGGCTCCGAGACGATGGGCGGCATGGCGATGCTGATGAACTCGGTCAACGTCGTCTTCCGGCGCGTGGTCAAGAACTTCGACGACGACATGACGACGCCGAACATCCGCCGCCTCTACGACTGGAACATGCAGTTCTCGCAGAAGAACTCGATCAAGGGCGATTACGAGGTCGATGCGCGGGGCTCGTCGGTGCTCCTCGTCCGCGAGGTCCAGTCGCAGAACCTCCTCCTGATGGCGCAGGCCTTCACCGTGCATCCGGTGCTCGGCATGTGGACGAAGGTGAAGGATCTGTACCGGAAGCTGTGCCAGTCGATGATGATCTCGCCAGACGACATCGTCATGTCGGAGGCGGAATACAACCAGGCGCAGAAGGACAAGGCCGAAAACACGCCGCCCGATCCGAACCTCCAGCTCGAGGTCGAGAAGCTCAACCTCAGCAAGGAAATCGCCACGATCGAGACGAGCGGCAGGATCGAGATCGCCCGCCTCGACCAGGAAACGCAGATGATGAAGATCGCCGAGCAGCACAACATGACGGTCGACGAGCTCGCCTCCAAGCTGCAGATCGCGCGCGAGCAGTTCGCCTCGAAGGAACGCACCATGGCGGCCGAGGCGGCGCTGACGGTGCGCAAGGGCGCCACCGGCGGCGGCTACTTCTGAAATTGGAGGGATGGATGGTAAAAGTCACGATAACCGGCGAGCTCGGGAATGTCTCTTGCGTTGAACTGGACAACGAAGTCGTCCTGCGGGCCCGACAGGAAGGTTGGGACATAATCTCCGAGACCATCGAGGTGCTGCGCGAATTTGCCGACGACGGCGAGACATTCAACGCGACGGTAGTGCACGTTCCCGACGAAGTGCCTGTTAAGCACTGATGCCCGACATCGAGAAGCACTCCGCGACCTGGTCCGCGATCGGAACCTGGGCGCGGAAGGAGCTCGACATCGCCTGCATCGAGCTCGAGCAAACCGGGCTTGCGCCATCCTCCACCGAAAACTTGCGCGGGCGCATCGGAGCCTTGCGCGACCTTCTCCGCCTCGCCGACGAGGCCAAGCCGGTGAGCCAATCCGATGGCGTCGATTACGGGGTCGCGACCCGAGTCGGCGATTGATCGACCACGGCCGCCCGGCAGTCACGCCCGGGCCGCCAACCGAGGAGTACCGACATGGCACTGGAACCCGCCAAGACGAACACGCCGTCACCCGATGCCCCGCTTGCCGCCGCCGGAACCCCGGCACCGGACGGGCCGGACATCGAAACGTCCGAGTTCGAGAGCGAGTTCGCCGGCTTCGCCGGGCCGGACAAGCCGGACCCCGCGGACGCGGACGACGGTGACGGGAACCAGCCCGACCCCGACAAGAGCCAAAACAAACCGGAGCCCGGCGGCACACCCGCGCCCGGCCCCGCACAGACCCCGCCGGCAACGCCCGACCAGAACGTCGATAACCTCTGGAAGGACGCCCCGCCGGTCCTGCGCTCCGCCTTCGAGGCCGAGCGCCAGCGTAACCAGCAGCTCGAGCATGAAAACCGCTCCCACCGCGGACGATTCTCACGGATCATCCGCCAGCACCCCGACATCTTCAAAACCGAAGCACCGGCACAGCCCGCGGCTCCGGCCCCCGCATCGGCGGGCGCCAGCAAGCCCGCGGCCCAGCCTGGCGCCCTCGATGGTGGCGGTGGCGAGGGTCAAGGAACGGCGCCCAAAAAGCCCGACGGCACTTCGTCCGGCGTCCTGGGCAGCGCCAAGTGGAAGGAGTTCACCGAGGAATATCCCGACGTCGCCGGCCCCATCGCGGAAGCGCTGGAAGCGGGCGATGCGCGTGCGGGACGCCTCGAGCGCGAGTTGTCTTTCATTTCAACGGATCGCCGGCAGGCGCATCAGGACCGTCAGTTCGGCATTCTCGTCGATGCTCACCCCGACTGGGACAAGATCTACGGCACGGACCATTTCGAGAAGTGGCTCGGAACCCAGCCCGATTACGTCATCCAGGCCGCGGTGCGCAACGCCGAAGCGATCGTCGACGGCGAAGAGGCGGCGCATATCGTCTCCCTCTTCAAGGCCTCGACGGGCTACGCCCCAGCGAATCCGCAACCCACGAACCAGCCCGCCAATCCGCCTGCGAACCCCCAGCCCAACGGGCCGGGACAGGGCGGTGCGGGCTCCCAGCAACAGCCTGGCGCACGCCAGCGCGAACGTCGTCTGAACGCCGGTTTCT